TACGCGAAGGTTTCAACATTTGGGAAGCATCAGGTTCTGAGATCGTGAAGCGGCTTCAGAAAGAAGACTTACAAATGTTTATGGCGACTGAAAGGAAAGTCTAATGGGCCTTTACGCTAACATTAACGCCAATCAAAAGGCGGGAAAGAAGCCACGCAAGAAGGGCGACAAGGGCGCACCTACGGACGCGGACTTCAAACGTGCTGCAAAGACAGCAAAGAAACCCACCAAACGAAAGAAGTAAGAGATGAACAAAGGTCAAATCAGGGCACACTTTAAAGCCCTACTAAACCGTAGTGACTGTAGTGACGCCTTGGCTGATACCTTTATTGATCAAGCGTTGACACGTATCCAGCGTTTTCTTCGCATCCCTGCGATGGAACAGCAGCAGACTTACTCGTTCACTTCGGGCACAGCAATCACACAGGTTGTTGTACCAGCGAACATGCTAGAGATTATTGATCTACAGTATGACGGAATGGGGCTGGTACGTGTTCCTCTACATGAGATGGCAGAACAGCACAAAGCCGCAGAGACAGGCAGTCCTAAGTATTTCACACGTGAGCGTGAGGTTATCAAGATTTCACCTCTGCCGACTTCAGGCACCCTCTACCTCAACTACTATGCTGAGTTCGATGAACTAACAGACGACAGTAGTGAAAACATCATAACACTGATCGCTAGTGACCTACTGACATACAGTGCGTTGTCTTACGCAGCCGACTACTTCTTAGATGAACGTGGTCCGTTGTTCGACCAGAAGTCCGGTCAGTTCCTAGCAGAAATCCAAGAACAGGCTAACGCAGCCGAACAATCAGGTGTGGCGCAAGTCATGCGTCCCACAAGAACATACACAGATTGAGGAAACTATGGGTAAGGCTTCATTTTATGGTGGTCGTGGTGTCACTCCGAACAATCCGGACGTTGATCCAGTAGAACCAAACAACATCAACGCGATTGAAGACAGCAAGAACGCAGCCGCAATCAGTGAGGCCAACGCTGAGTCACACAAGAACGCAGCGGCCCAACATGCATCAGATGCAAACACAGCGAAACTCGCAGCACAGGCTTCCGAGGCAGGTGCAGAGACAGCAAGAACTGGTGCAGAGTCAGCAGAAACAGGGGCGGCATCTTCAGCATCTTCAGCAGCCAACAGCGCAGCCACAGCGACAACCAAAGCATCTGAGGCATCCGCAAGTGCCGCATCCGCAGCAACCTCTGCGACATCATCGCAGACTTCAGCAGTAAACGCAGCAAGTGAAGCCGATGATGCCGCAGTAAGTGCTACAGCATCCGAGACTTCACGTGTTGCATCTGTCGCGGCCCAGACAGCCGCAGAGACAGCCCAGACAGCCTCAGAGACAGCCGAAACAAACGCGGCTACCTCTGCCTCAAATGCAGCGACAAGCGAGTCTAACGCGGCCTCTAGCGCGTCTGCGGCGGCAACTTCAGCATCTAATTCATCCACTAGTGAGGCTAATTCGTCTAACAGTGCAACTGCGGCAGCAAGTAGTGCTTCAGCAGCATCAACATCAGCGTCTAACGCAGCCACTAGCGAGACAAACGCGGCAGCAAGCGCGACAGCCGCCGCAGGTAGTGCCACAGCCGCGACAAGTGCACGTAACGCGGCTCAATCCGCACGTGACAGTGCATTGGCTGCATTAGATTCATTCGATGATCGTTATTTGGGTGTGAAGTCGTCAGTACCGGCTGTTGATAACGATGGTAATGCCCTAGTTTCAGGTGCCTTGTACTTCGACAGTACACAGGACGCTATGCGTGTCTACGATGGTTCATCTTGGCAAGCAGCATATGCATCGGTCAGTGCTTCACTTGTAGGTGACGCATTGTCAGACATGTCTTCATCTACATCCTTCACAGGAAGTGATCTAATTGCGGTTTATGATGCATCAGCGAACACATGGGTCAAGGGTACAATCTCCAATGCAGCACTTCAGGGTCCAGTAGGACCGCAGGGACCACAAGGTCCGGCAGGTGCAGACGGTGTGATTGGCGCAGACGGTGCAGATGGTGCTCAGGGTCCAGCCGGTCCGCAAGGACCAGCGGGTGACGACGGTGCTACAGGTGCCACCGGTCCTCAAGGCCCAACCGGAAACACTGGTCCTCAAGGCCCAACCGGAAACACTGGTCCTCAAGGACCACAGGGACCGCAGGGACCACAAGGTCCGGCAGGTGACGACGGTGCTAACGGTGCTAACGGTGCTACAGGTGCTACCGGTGCTACCGGTGCTACCGGTCCGCAGGGTCCAACTGGAAACACTGGCCCACAGGGACCGCAGGGTGCCACTGGTCCGCAGGGTCCAGCGGGTGCAGGTATCACTGGTAACCACGAAATGACCGGCACGTTGGATATGAACAACTACGACATCTACGGCGTAGACCAACTTTTCCACCATGGTGATACTAACACCTACATCCAGTTCCACGCATCTGACCAGTTCCGTGTTGTCACAGGAGGCTCAGAACGCTTCGAGATTAACAACTCGCGGACACAGATGGATAACATGGAAGTGACAGGCTACGCACGTTTGAATAGCGCACGTCCATTCTGGGAAAACAAACCAACAGTCACTGCAAACTACACCGTAGCTAACGGTTACAACGCAATGGCGGCTGGTCCAATCACAATTAATAGCGGTGTCACAGTCACAGTAGGTGACGGTGAGACACTAACGGTGGTATAAATGAGCACACTTAAAGTAAACGATATTGCCGAAGCGACATCAGGCGGCAGTAAAGTCTTCATGGTTCGCGCTTGGTTTAACTATAAAAACAGTGGCGGTAATAGTCTCTTGGAAGATGGAGGTGTCAGTTCTGTAACGGACACAGGTACAGGCACGTATCGCGCTGCGTTTGATATCGCTTTTACAAATGTAAACTATGCTTCCGCAGGTTCATGTAACCCGCAGCACCCGCCGTGGCTTTCAATACATCAAACGGTGCAAATACAAACACCACAACGCAGCGTGGGTTTGCTAGTGAGGACGTAGATGCAGGTTTTACCGACTACATCATGAACACCGTTATGTTGTTAGGTAATCACTAATGACCAACTACCGTGTAATATTCGATGACCCAGACGCACTAGATGAACCCACAAAAGTGTTAGTACCTAGTGACAACTGGATGAAAGAAGCGATGGAGGGCAACTTGCCCCCTATCAGCGTCTATTGGGAACTACAGGATGACGAACAGAAGGCTATCGCAGAAGGTCGTCACGACAAGTTTCAACATGAGAAAGAGAAGTGGGAACGTCAGTTCACAGCCCCACGCATTGGTCCTCTTACCGAGGAAGAAGCGATAGAGTATCTGTGTATGAAAGACCTGCCACGTAAATGTTGGGCAGAAGAACACAACCGCCCAATGTTTAAGATTGTAACCGTGGATCAAGTCCCATCTGACAGGACGTTCCGCAATGCATGGGAGATGGTCGCATGAGTACGCTAAAGGTAAATGCACTACAGGACACAAGTGGTAAAGGTTTTTATCCTGCGAGGGTTTGGATAGACTTTTCTGGGACAGGAACTGTAACTATCAATGCAGATCAGGGCGTGTCGTCTGTTACAGATGTTGCGGTAGGCGTATATGATAATAACCTTTCCAATACTGCGCCCAACGTAAATTACAGTACAGCGGGTCAAGCATCCAACAACGATACAGTTTACACAACAGGAAATGATTTTGCTACGTCATTCGGTCGTGGGCATAGGTCAAGCACGTCTAAGTTTGAGTTTCTATCAGCTTACGCATACGCGCCGTCGCCCCGTGATGGTGGGAACCACATTTCAGTCTGTATCCACTACTAGGAGAAACCCTATGACTACATACATCAAAATAGGCGCGACATCCTATAATGCCGCAGATTACACACTACCAGCAGAGCGTACATTCCGCGAAGGTTGGGAAGCAAACGCAGACACAGGCGTTATCTCTGTCAACATGGACGCAGCCAAAGACATCTGGCGTGACAAAATCCGTAAGGCACGTCTCCCTGAGCTGGAGAAACTGGACACGGCGTTCATGAAGGCACTTGAGGCCGGCTCCAGCACCACGCAGATCGCAGCAGACAAGCAAGCCCTACGTGATGCGCCGAGCCACGCCGACATTGATGCGGCAACCACCCCTGATGAACTGATCGCAGTACAGCCAATCCCTAACGTAACGGTGGAATGATATGGCTAGTACAATTCGTGGTAGTGATAACTTTGATAGTGCAGGTGTAGGTAAGAACGCCACCGCTGGCGGTGTTGGAACATATGCTTGGTTGTCATATGCTGGTAACGTAGTCGCAGGTAGCACTTATGCAGGTTCATCGCTGAGATATGCGGGTATAGTTGCTAACCATTATCAAGATAGTAATACGGCAGCTAGCATGACACATGGCACAACGGTGTCTGGTACTTGGAGGGCAATGGGAACTGTTAGTGGTACTGTGTCTGATCACCTGTATTCGGCAACTGCGTATATAAGGATTTCGTGATATGAATTATAGAAACGCACAATACATAAACGTCGACGGTTGGATCGATTGTGAGATTGAACACCCTCATTATGGATGGATACCCTACACGCTAGACCCAAGCGACACTGACCAAACAATCAACAATGATGAACTATTGTCTGCGATGATAGGAAATTCAGACGTTGCTGCGTATGTCCCTCCCACACAAGAGGAACTAGACGCACAAGCAGCGGCACAGGTTCGTGCAGAGCGTGACCATATCCTAGAAACCGAGGTTGACCCAATCGTGTCAAACCCGCTGCGCTGGGGTTCCCTCAGTGACGAGCAGCAACTTGCATTCACAGTGTATCGTCAGAACCTTTTAGACATCACAGAACAGTCAGGCTTCCCACATAACGTGGTGTGGCCTACGCCGCCTGAGTGATGCAAAAGGTTGCCGATTTCGCAGAAGACATATGGCAACTGGAAGTACCTGACATACAGAAGCATTTAGAATACTTCGTGCCCTACGTGGACGCACTTGTTGACCACGGTCCTGTGCGACACGACTACATGGCTGCCAACTACGAACTACCATCCGACCTTACACAGACGATCCTAGGTGCTTGTGCCTCTATCACTGGTGAGGGCGGTTTGGTGGTCCGTGACTATTGGCTGCAAGACTACAGGCTTGACAGTTACCACGGTACTCACACCCACGGTAATGCTATCGTGTCTGGTGTGTATTACCTTCGTTACGAGGGACATGGTGCGCCAATCGTTTTCCTCGACAAGAATAGAAAAGAGAAACTAATTGAACCGGCGCGTGGCATGATGATCCTGTTTGGTGGACATGTGCCTCACAGGGTTCCCCCGGTGCCTGAGACAGTCACAGAACGGTCAGTCTTATCGTTCAATGTTCATTTAGCAAACTAGGAACTAACATGCCACAAGCAGAGAGTTGGCACCTGTCAAAGAGTGTCCCCATATCCCTTATCTTTGGACTACTGGTCCAAGGTGCAGCAATAGTCTGGACCGTCAGTATGATGATGGCAGACATTGATACAAACCAAGACGACATTAACGAACTTAATGCACGTATTCTGCGGGTCGAGGATGCTGTCCATGAACAGGCAATCTCTATGGCGCGTATAGATGAAAACATAAAGGCTATTCGTAAGGCTGTCGAAGCAATGGCCTCACGTAACCGTCCACAACAATAACCCCTCAACAGAAAAGCAAGGAGAGACGCCAATGTCATTAGTTGGTGCGCTTACCTCTATTGTGCCTAGTGTTCTGGGAATCATCGACAAGGTGGTCCCAGACAAAGGTGCAGCCGAGTTAGCTAAGAGTAAGATTGAACTTGAGTTAGTCCAAGCGGCTACCGAGATTAACCGTCTACAGGCAGAGACAAACAAGGTCGAGGCCGCCCACCGATCCATCTGGGTCGCAGGTTGGCGCCCGGCAATCGGTTGGTGCTCTGCGCTGGGTGTAGCCTATTTTTTTGTTTTGGAACCCCTGCTGCAATGGGCAGCCGTAGCACTGGGGTGGACGATTACTACACCGAAGTTCCCAGAAGAAGCACTGTTCGAGATGGTGTTCGCAATGCTGGGCAT